TAGCAGAATATTTGAGCCTAATTGATATGATTTTCCTGTACTTGCTACTACAGAAGATGCTCCAACAGAAACATTACCAGTTGTGTAGTAAATATCAGAACCACTAGTTGTCCATTGGCTTGAACCAGAAGCAGTGGCCCATGACAAAGTGCCAGAGCCATTTGTTGACAAGACTTGTGTGTTTGTACCATCAGCACTTGGTAGTGTCCAAGTAACATTGGCGGCAATCGTATCTGGTGCTTTAAATGCTACATAGTTAGTGCCATTGTCAGTATCTTCATACAACTTAATGTTAGAGCCAGCAGTTGAGTTTCCAAGAACATCTAATGCCCCTGTAAACACAGCCGCACCAGTATCACTTAATGTTGCACCAGTAGAGTTCTGAAGCAACTTACCTGTTGTGCTATCAAAGCGAGCAAAAGCATTGTCAGTAGAGGATGCAGGGCCAACAACATCGCCCGAGCCACTAGCAGTAGAAGCAATAGTGATTGAGCCGTTACCATTTGTAATGGTGATGTTTGAACCTGCTGTCAATGTAGATTTAGCAAGGGTGTTGCCTGTGCTGTTACCAATCAACAGTTGACCATCTGTGTAAGAAGTTTGTCCTGTACCACCATTAGCGACAGGAAGAGTACCAGTTACACCAGTAGACAAAGGCAAGCCTGTCAAGTTAGTAGCTGTACCACCAGAGGGTGTACCTAATGCACCGCCATTAACAACGGCAGCACCCGCAGAACCTACGTTCACAGCTAGGGCAGTAGCTACACCAGTACCCAAACCAGATACACCTGTTGAAATTGGCAATCCTGTAAGGTTAGTAGCAGTTCCGCTAGAGGGAGTACCAAGCACACCACCATTTACCAAAGGTGCGCCAGAAGAGCCTACATTGACCGCTAGAGCCGTTGCTACACCAGTGCCTAGACCTGACACACCAGTAGAGATTGGAAGCCCTGTAGCGTTCGTTAAAGTTGCGCTAGTAGGTGTTCCAAGGATAGGAGTCACCAATGTAGGTGATGTAGCAAATACTGCAGAGCCTGTTCCTGTTTCATCTGTTAAAGCAGCCAAAAGGTTAGCTGATGTGAATGAACCAAGGGATGTAGCATTTCCAACTGAAGTAATAGCACCAGTAAGGTTTGCGTTAGTGGTTACATTACCTGCTGTCAGACCAGCCGCAGTTCCTGTAATGTTAGTTCCTACTAAAGCTGAGGGAGTACCAAGAGCAGGGGTAACCAATGTTGGGCTAGTTGCAAAGACAGCAGAGCCAGTTCCAGTTTCGTCAGTTAATGCACCAAGAAGTTGGGCAGAAGTAAATGAACCCAAAGAAGTTGCATTGCCAACAGAAGTAACTGCGCCTGTTAAGTTAGCATTTGTTGTGACGTTACCAGCAGTTAAGCCAGATGCCGTTCCTGTGATATTTGTGCCAACCAATGCGGATGGCGTACCCAAAGCAGGTGTCACCAAAGTTGGTGAATTGGACAATACGTTGTTACCAGTACCTGTGGAAGTGGTTACGCCTGTACCACCTTGTGCAACTGTCAAAGCAGTTGTTAAACCAGTAATAGAAGTAATGTCAGAGTTAGCACCACTAGCCGCAGCACCCAAATTAGTTCTTGCGTTAGCAGCAGTAGATGCACCAGTACCACCATCAGCAACAGCTAGGTCTGTAATGCCTGTAATTGTTCCACCAGTAATAGTGGCAGATGATGATGTAACAGCACCAGACACACCACCAGTAGCAGTTATAGCACCTGTTAGTGTAGATGTACCAGTAACAGATAAGTTACCGCCTACAGTTACGCTATCGCCAGCAGAACCATCTTGAAAGTTCTTCAACTGAGCCATCAATGTACGGATAGCATTGTTGACCAATGAGGGGGCCATGCCCTCCGCTAAGTTAATACTGTTAATGTCAGTATTGTTGTTAGCGGTACTGCTGTATTCTGAAATCTTGGTCTTTGCCATGTTAGTCCTTAGTCGGGGTTAGCCATACCAGTTAAATCTACTCGGTATGGTTTTTCAGTATTTAGAAGACCTGTCATTGTAGATGCGCCCGCTAATCCAGCAGCTTTTTTAGCTTCTAAGTCTAGCAAGTATTTTTCGTAAGCACTCAAGGCTTTTAATGTCTCAAGGTTTGCTCTTGGGTCACCAAGTTTGAATAGCATTGGGCCAAGTTCCTCTGCTGTTTGACCAGCTACGCCTTGACCTTGTGCTTTTAAATAACCTAGCGTTCCTCTGAGTGGGCCTTGCTCAATCATTTGACCTATAAAACTAGGCTCTGCTTCTAAAGACTGACCTGCAATTTGTCTTTCAAATGTTGCAGAGTTACCCAAGATTTTCTCTTGAGTCTTACGCATCATTGATTCAGTCATCATGTCTTTTTCAAACTGCTTAAAAGTAGCATCATCAGGGAACAATGAAGAAACTCTTGAACGCTCTGCTGGTGAGCCAAATATGCGCTTACGAATGTCAGCAGTATCTTTAGCAGTTGTAATCTTTTCTTTTACAGCGTCCAAAGCACCAACTTTATAAGCCTCTTGCTCAGATGCAGATAACTTTGCAAATGTTCTATTTGCTTCTAATGCTGTTTGTTTGTAGAAGTCTTTACCTAACTTAGTAGCATCAAGTAATTCTGCCTCACCCGCAAATGCTGCTCTAGCCCTGCCAAAGTCAGGAACAGCAGTATCTAACTCAGACAAGAATTCGTTTTTCTTGTTTTTGTAAATAGTTCCTAGTTTAGAAACTTTGCCAAATGCGTCTGTTTCGGCATCAATAAGAACATCAAGACCACGCTTAATGTTATCAAGAGTTTCAACAGTAGGACGAGACATATCTACTGTACGTCCTTCAGCCGCTAACAATTCTTCAGCTTTTTTTGTAGCAGTTTTAAACTGTGGTAGTTCTAAATACTTCAATACGCTAGGCTCTGTTACTTCACCATAAGCATAAGCCTTTTGGTAAAGTGGAGAAGACACTTGTTTTTGTCTTTGAGCAATAGCTGCTGTGTATTCAAATGGGTCTGTAAAGCCACCCAAGTATTTAGAAATATCAGCTTGGATTCGTTCACCCTGACCTGCGGCTCGTTCTTCAAGTGCAGTCTTGGCTACTTGTCGTGCTGTGCTTGGGTACTTCTGAGCAACATCAGCAAGTGACCTGACGTTTTCACCAGCAATATCAGCAATTCCTACTGGCTTAGTGGTGCGAGTAATTGTTTTTTCTAAGTTAGCAGATGAAAGAATCATCTTTTCTAAGTCAGCAGGGCTTACCTTATCACGATACAAAGCCTCTAAAAGTTTAGCTTTTGCACGATTAGCATAGTCAACGCTTTGACCAGTAGCCAATCCAACAGCTTTACCAGCTTGCTGAAGAACAGGAATACCACTTGTTACATCAACAACTTTGCTACCAGCAGCACCAATGCCTTTGGTAAGTACAGGTGCAGCACCGCCTACAAGACCTCCAAGAGTACCACCAGCTTGTGCGCCAGCCATACGCTCACCAACCCCTGCGCTACCAGCACCACCGAGTGCGCCAGTAAGTGCGCCTGTGACAGCAGATGCGCCAGCCGTAACTCCAGCACGAACCAATGGTGCAGCATCTCTAGCCATTTGTGCATATCTAGCAGTTCCCAAGAATGGTAATAATGCGTATGGCAATCCACCTGCAATCTCGGTAGCCAATGCAGTCTTAGGATTTTGTTGACCATACTTTTGTTTAGCAAGTTCAAGTGCAGCTAAGTTTTGCTCATAAGTGCCTTGACCAGACAATGATTTCATCAATGATTCAAGTTCATCAGCAAAGCCAAATGTTGCGCCTTGAGCCAATGAACGACCTGCACCATACTCAGAAGTTTTACCACCTGATTGCTTTACAAGGTCTAGTGCTTTAGCAAAAGAGTCTTGAGTGAAACCTTCTTCTTTTAGATACTTGTTAATATCATTAACAGGGGCGTTCTTATCAACCATCGTAATGAGGTTTTGTCGAACTCGCTCAACATTCTCGTAAGCCATTACCTACCTCCACGCAAAGAATTACGCAGTCTAGGATTTAATCCGTATGCGTCAGTCATTGATTCTGGTGCTTCCATGCTTGGTGCTTTAAATGATTTACCACCAGCGTTAACCATGTTCTGAGTCAGAATATTACGGAAAATTGCTTTATTCTTAATTGTTTGCTCATCATCATTGTATTGAGGGAAGTAGTTAATAAACTCAGCAGTCCACTCATCAACTCCAATTGCTGCGCCTGATTCTTTACGCAAGTTAGCACGAATAAAGTTATTAGCAGCTTGCAAGTATTGCCTACGCTCGGAAGACAATCCACCAATAGCTTGAGGAATAACCTCTGGAATTGTTTTGCCAATTAAAGGAATAGCACCTAATACAGCTTCACCAAACTTAGGCGCATTGCCTGTAGCTAGTTTTGATGTAATTGCTTCTGCTGCAACCATGCGAGATGCAAATCCAGCAGCATTAGTTTCACCTTCAGTTGGTTTTCCAGACTTAGTTAATGGTTTATTATCAGCACCCATTACTGGAGTCATTTGCAATGTTCTTGGATTAAAAGCCATCAATCCTTGGTCAGTTTCAATAGTTTGGAAGTTTACTGGGCCTTCTGGCGCACGTCCTTTAGGGATGCGTGAAACTTCTTTACCACTTGAATCCAATTGAATAATTGCGTTACCAACATCTTGGTACTGAAACGGCTTTTTGGATTTTTCGTAGTCTAAGAAAGTACCTGCAAATCCTTGGTCTTTTGCTAAGTTGTATTCAGCAATTGCACTAGGTATTGGCTCACGCTTTGGTGCGCCTTCAGCAACAGTTTCAACTTTTCCAGTAATAGGATTAACACGAATAAGTTTTGCACCTTCAGCCAATGAAGTAGTTTCACCGCCCATTGCTTTTTGAGATGCAACTAAATCACTTAGTGCTTTTCGACCTTCAGCAGAACCCATAAGTTGAGGAATTGCTTTTTGCAAATCAAAGCCACCAGCAGTCATGCCTTCACCTACTCGCTGACCCATTATGTCCTCGCCATACATCTCTTGTGGCTTGGTTACAGCACCTTGGATAACACCTTGAATACGTTGTTGTTCAGCTAGTTGTTGTTGCTCTAATTTACGCTTACGAATCATGTCAGCCAACTGAACATTCTGTAACTGGCTTTGCAATGTGTCTTGCATACCGCCTTTATAGGCTTTCTGACCTTGTTGCAAGCCTTCAACAATAGACTGCCCTGTGTTACCACCTTGGAATAAACGTCCAGCTAGGGCATACAAGGCTTGTGCTTGTGCGTCTTCACGATTACGAGCAATGTCAGCTTGTGACATACCAAGCAGACCCATTGTGTCTGCACCGCTAGTTCCAAAAATGTCTAATAGTCCAGCCATGTTTAATCCCACCAGTTAGAGCCAAGAGCAGGGTAACGAGTATCAATAGTTCCCATGTTTGTATTTGCTGAAGAAGAACTAAAAGGATTTAACCAACTTAAATCAGGAGAACCTAGATTCTTATAAATAGCAGCACCAGTAGCAGCAGTACCTAATACCTTTTGTAAGGTAGATGTATCAGCAGCACCAGACGCAGTAGTAGAACCCACTCGTCCTAATGGGCTACCATAGACCAATGACATATAGTTTTGTAAGTTCTGTTGTGGTTGGTTTTGCAAGAAGTTAAAACGCTGAATGTCAGCACCCAACTGTTGACCTTGATAACCTTCACGCAACTGACCAGCTTGCAACAACTGTTGAATGTCTTGGTAATCAGTAGCCGCTAACTGAGGCGCAGCACCAATGGCAGCTTGTTGCCTTGCTCGCTCTTGTTCGTAGTTCTGATAAGCCAGTTGACCTGCTGTGTTAGTCAATGCTTGTGCATACTGACCAGAGGCTCTATCTTGTAGGTTACCCATAGCACCAGAGCCATAACGCCCTGCTAGGCTAGACTTGGATGCAATGTCTCCCAATGTGCTTTGGAACTGCGTCTGAGCCGCTTGTGCAGCAGGGGCAAATGCACCTTGAAAGAATGGATTACCACCCAAATAAGCACCGCCTAAAGTACCCTGTAATTGCTGTTGAGCAAGTCCAGTTAAAGGATTACCCGCTAAAGCACGAGTTTCTAAGGCTTGAAGACCAGCTTGAGTAGTCTGGGATGGAGAAACAAATGTCTCGCCTGTGTAGTATTTAGGGCCACCGCCCTGATACAGACCTGCGCCCTGCTCTAAACCATACGTTAAATATGGAAGAATTGCAGGGTCAATTGTTTGAGTGGTAGTAGTAGCCATCTTTTACTCCTAGAGTTTCGGATTCCAAGATGGGTCATCCACGGAATCCATTATACATAAATTATTAAAATCAACCAATAATTGCATACCGATATGTTTTATTTGCAGTTGAATTGGCAAAGTGGGTAATCGTAGCCGTTCCCTGTCCTTGGGAACTAGCATAGATGTTTGTTGAGGCAGCAAGTGACACTAAGTTAACAGTCGCTATCACAGATGGCGTAGATGGTCTTGTGGGGCTTGTTCCAGCAACATAATGCTCAATTACCACACCAGTATCTGACGCTCTCCACATTAACTGGATATAGTCATTAGCCGCCAAATCTACAAAGAAGTTCATTGCCCCAATCAAGTGGTAAGGGTCACCAGATGCTTTTCTCTGGGCTAAACCAAACCTACTATTGGAAGCAGCTATATCTGTTCCGTTTTTTCTGAACCAAATATCAGCATCTTGCGAGTCGTTTGTTGTGTTTTTCAATTGAATACTAAACTGTATGTTATACAACCCTGCTGCTTTTACATTTAACCTAGAACTATTTGATAAGGTAACCCCATTAGAGAAGTCGGTTGTATCAAAGGTAATAGGATAGGCAGTCGTTGTATTAGCTACAGTCTGGTCTGTTCCGTCTTGAAAAGCACCATAAGGCGTAGAATCAGCAAAGGCAGCAGCAGATGCAGGGACAAAGACAATCACGCTGTCTGGGCCAATCCTTCTATCTGTCAAAGTGGTAGTTAAAGCCCCACCAGTTGCCAGAGTCAAAGTCCCTGTGTTATTGGTCTTTCCGTCCATGATGCCACGGACTACCTCGGCTACAGCCCTCTGGTCACCACCAAAAGCAGGTAGGCTTCTAAACATTAGCGAACCCCTTGTGGGGTTACATCAACATCCACAGCAACAGCGTTTTTCCAATCTGCGCCAGTAGGATTAACTTGAATACGATGATAACGCCCTGCGCTACGCAAAGAAACCCTGTTCTCTGAGTCAGCAGCTACTGGAGTACCAAAGGTAACGTCTTGGCTTAACAATGTGCGAGAAGCCACAGCAACTGTTGCAGAACCATTATCTACCAATGGACGAGCCAAAGTGACCACGGATGGCCCACCTAAATCAATGTCTCCAGTAGCAATCCTGCCAGAAAGGGGCTGACCTGTGTATGTGAAAACCTTTGCACCTAACGTACCGCCAAGGAAATACTTACCACCAACATATAGCCGTGAGTCAAGACTTGTAGTCAATGCGTCAATAGATGCGCTAATGCTATCTAACCCCTCAAGCGTTACAGCAATTGAGGAAGCCTCAGATAAATAATCAGTACCTGCATCTGCATAAGTCCACTTTTTAGTAGCAAAGTTGTAAATGATTAGTTTACGATTTCCACCTGTATCTACATAATTCCAAATGACAAGTTTACGAATTGGGTCAACAGCAGAAGTCATTGAGTTGTAGTCGGATTCTGATGCGTCATCAATAAAGAATCTGTCAACCTTCTCGCTTCCAATTGGCACTACTTGCTGACCATCACACATATAAAAACCATCGTCAGATAAGAAGAATGTAACGCCTTGGTACTGAGCAATAGAACCTGCGACCATACATCCCTTATTACGAGAGATATTGTCAAACTGGAATATAAACGGAGTACCTACATAGGTCATTCGGCTAATTGCTCTTTCTAAGAACACCAAGCCAAACTCACCACCACGGATTCCTACAATCTGCCCACCATCAGGAATATCTTGATAGTCAGACTGAGTGTTTACATTCTCTACCCAATCTGTTTCATCATTGATTGCAGACCATCTAACACGATACTGTTGTTGTGTCGTTTCTAACGTATTAGCGCAAACAACAAAGTCACGCACCACAGTAATAAACTTAGCTATTGGTGCAGATGCGCTTAAATTAGCAAAAGACGTAGAAGTTCCTAGCGTCCATGCTTGCAGTACGTCAGCGTTGTTGGTAGTAATTACTCGTTTACCAAACTGAGTAAAACGTACCTTGTCGTTAATGCCAGTAGTCATGCCTGTCTTAACTTGAGTCAATGCGCCAACGCCATCTACTGTAAAAATCTTAGTTGCGCCAGAAGTAAACAACTGAGTTGTGGAGTCTGGATTCTTAGCAGCGTACAAAGACACTAGGTCTTCAGAAGCAGTAGCAGAGAACGCTACAGCACTAGGGAAAGGCCCATAACCCACAGCTTGAGAAACCACGTTCTTAGCGTCAGTCAATGCGCCAGAGATACCTGATTGGTCAGGCATCCACTCACCTAGTTGTATTCTTTGTGTAGCCATATCAGATGTATGTATTTCGCATTGCTATTGGAACGCCAGAGAATTGACCCTTCTCATCAGAACGAGTCAAAGAACCCATAGCCCTGTCAAACATACTTCCCCATGTGTTAAGACGAGCATCATTCATCAGGTAAGGCTCTGCCTCAAGCAAAGCTGCATACAAGAGCAAGTCAGGACAAACAGTTAAGAATGTATTTGTTGTATTCGATGTACTCAAGAATGTAGGCGCAGCAGAGTAAACAAGATTCAATGTGTAGTTGCTATCAGGGATAGGTGCTAACTTAAATGTCGTAGCCAAGACTGTGTAATCTAATGGCTTACCTGCGTCCATGCTTCTTGAGTTACGAGAGAACAAAGACGGAGATTCATAGTTCAATGGCATTACAGGATTACCTGCAACCACAAAATCTTTTATTTCTAAGAAGTCAGATGGGATAGTAACTGTTGCTGTTCCTGATGTGCAGGTCAGCGTTGTAGAAGTCAACATCTGGCGAATACGCAAATCTCTACGCAAGCGCACTTCTGCCAAACGAATAAAGTCAGGAATCTGAGTTGTTAGGTCTGTACGAGCCAAGTATTCTGCAATAGTTGTCTGTAGTTCAGCATAGGTAGTAAAACTCATACAACTCCTGTTCTAGTGCGCCATGCACGATTCATTGGGTCATTTAACCAAGCAGCAAAACGCTTGTCATCAAGAACAGCAAAGCCACGCATGATTCCAGCTTTGTTAAGGTCATCAATGACTGTCATTGGAATAGATGCAACCTTGTTACCAAACAATTGGTCTGACCATCTTGCTCTCTCGTCATACGAGTTATATTCTTTTTTATTCTGCTCAACAATGTCAGACACATCTTGACGAGTCTGAATAACGATACCGCCCTCACCATCAGCGTGAACAGCAGTTTGTCTAAAGTTGTTAGGGTTTTGCATAGCCTAATTCTATCAGTTTGAGTAGAAAAGAAAATGCCCCAGATGTTTAAGTCTGAGGCATTTTTTGGGTTACCTTAGATTAAGGTGTCAAGTCAGCCAAAATGCCGTGAGCAGCTTGGTTTTTCACTTCCAAGGTGTACTCGCACAGCAACTGAGTGCTTTCGTTGTCGCCAGTTACAGCCAACTCGTTGGTCTGGAAAGGACGCAGATAAGCAATAGCAGCCATGTCAGGGTCAAGGATAAACGCTGTTTCGCCACATGAGTTAGTGGAAGTCATGAACCTGTTGGGAACAATTGAGATTGCACCGAAATCTGACAGGTAAACGTCCGCAGCCGAAATGATGGTTGTAGGCGTATTGCTTGGGGCCATGAAACGCTGTGCAGCAATACCAGTAAAGGCAGAAACCAACTGCTTGTGAGCAGGGTTCACCATCAATACTTTAGGATTGCCACCAGAAGCGTAAACTTCTTTAACAACAGTTTGCAAAATTGCCTCTGTGAAAGTGCGGTTTGTACCATCTGTACGAGCAGTAGTGCCCAAGTCACCAGCAACACCAGAAGTACCACCATCATAGTTAGAATTCAACCATGCTTGCAGACCACCCAATTTACGAGCAGTAGAAGAATTGCCGTTAGCAGCAACTTGATTGCTCAACAAGGTAGTTTCCATGTCCCGCTTAATTTCGCTGGATGCTTTAGCCAACTGATAGGCTTTTTCTGATTTGCGGCCAGCTTTGTCAACTGACTGCAAAGTGCCAGAAATCTTGATAGTTTTCTGTGCAATCTGAGTGCGGTTGCCAACACGAGTTGTTGGAGACATAGTAGCGTCAGATGCTGTTGCACCTTCAACTGTGAAGTTATCCAAAGTTGCAGCAGCCAAGCTGTCAGTTTGCCACTCGTGCAGAACAGCAGTCGCTTTAGTCTTGCCAATGGAAGACATAAATGGAACATCTGTTGGTGAAATCGAGTAGATAACATCCGAAAGGTCTTCTCTCATACCGATTGCGGTATATGTTTGATAGGTAGCCATAATTTAATACTCCAAAATTTATAAAAATCGTTCAAATGCTCTGGCAGCGTCTGAGACTTTTCCTGTCTCACGCAACCTTTGCATTGCCTGTTTGTCTTGTGAAGACTTAGCTTGGGGAACTGAAGTACCAGAACGCATCATCTTAGGGGCAGCCACAAGTTTTTTATTCAACTCTGGTTTGCTCTTTTGAAGTTGCTCATACTTCATTGCCTTATACAAGGTCATCACAGCACGACTGTCATACACGGAACTGAGTTCTTGGTCAGACCAACCTACAGACTTCGCATAGTCACGGATTTGTTTCCGAACCGCATCACCCTGTGGTGTCGCTAACTCAGGAATCAGACTAACTAGCTTCTCAGATTCTTGACGGAGATGGTTTTGCAGAGAGGCTTGTTGCTCGGATTGTTGCTGTTGGGCAATTCGTTGCTGTTCATTCCTGACTACTGCTAACTGCTTCTCACGCTGGCTCTGTTCAGCTACCGCTACCGCATAACCGATAGGGTCTGTTTCCTTTAAAACTTCTAAGTCCACACCCTGATGTTGCTGCGTAAGGAAGCTATCCAAGGCTTGCAACTTCTGGGCGTATGCCTGTCGTTCTTGTTTCACATACTCTAAGTGACTACGTTCAGCTTCAATTGCTTTACGTTGTTCAGCTAGAGCCTGAGACTTTTTAGTGTAGTCCGTACCTTGTTGATAACCTTTAATGAGTTCGTCTAGTTCTACTTCGACTTCCTCACCAGATGCCTTGACTTTATATCTAGGCTTTGGCTGTTCATCTTCTTCAGAATACTCAACTTCATCAGTCTCTTGAAGTTCCTCTGTTTGACCTTCGGCTTGGCTGTTGTCAGCTTCCTCAGAATCACCCATCAGACCTTCAAACGCTGAAGCGGCTTGGTTTACATCTAGGCTTTCACTCCCATTAGGGTTGGTGTTTTCCATTTGTCATCTCAATAATCGCCAGAAACCTTCTGGACGGAGGGTAGGGTAAACCCTACAGAATCTTCCACTTCTTCTCTTTAATCACAGTTTCCGAGGCTAAACCTTCTAGGTGTCCTGTAATCAATTCAATAGTCTTTATGTGCCGATAAGCGTCTTCACGCCTATCACATTCTTCTGCACTTGTGTTAATTATCACACTAATCTGCTGATTTTTCAAGTTATCTATAACTTCTTTGAAAAAGTCATCATTTAGTAAGTTCTTAGCCCATTGAGCCAAGATTGCTTTGTCTGTCATATAAGGGTAATTCCTGATGTTTCTTCATCTTTAGGCTTTGCTACACCACCAACAGGTGTAAACAGATTAAAGTAACTTGCGCCTCTAGCTGTTCCTAAGTCTTTAATTGGGTTATAGGTAGAGCCAGTAGAACCTGCTGACTGCGCTCTTAGTGTTTCAATGGCTTCTTTATCACCAAGTTCAGCCAATACCCTTAATGTGTTTGCGCCCGAACTATCGTAGGCAGCACCTGCCGCTTTTCTACTGGCTACAAGTGAATTACCAATGTTGGCTGCACCTATCAAGCCATATTCAGAAATAGCACCTTCTGGTGCGTTTAACAAGCCATTGACCACATCACCTAAGTTATAACCAGTTAGGTTTCCTGAGATAGTGTTTACAAGTCCTAATGTTGGGTTGACTGCGCCTAACAAAGCGTTAACTGTCATTGGTGTATTACCAGTAGCCAAGCCAAGACCTGCTGCTAAAGCGTTCCCTGCTGGCCCTGCCGCCAACATCGCTATCTTTGAACCTAAGTTCAAAACATCTTGCTCTGTACGAATATCAGCAATAGAGCCAATTAGATTCAATGCAATAGCTGTTTTAACTAGGTCTGAGTTACCCGCTAAAGCAGCTATCGGGGCTATTGTTCCTGCAACATTGGCTACATCTGTACCAGTTATGCTAGTTCCAAACAAACCTCTATCAACACCAGTATTTAAGCCAGAAGTGCCATAAACATCTTGACTAAAGTCATTGTTATAAACAAGCGTACCAGATAAGTCTCTACCACCGCCCAAACCTGTGTTAGCTGTTTCCGTTCCTAAATTTATAACACCAGAATCAAGACTAGCCATAGCGTCTGGGTTTTTAAAAGGTGCAGTAGAACCAAACAACTTAATAGGTGTTCTTGGTTGTGCTTGTAGCAATGAGCCATAAGCAATTCCACGTTGTTCTGGCAACTGCGTACCAATCATGTCTAGCAATGACTTGGGAGTAGCAAACTGAGACTGTGGTGTGTACTGGCTTTGAATACCAGAAATTATGTCGCCATAAGATACACCTTGTGGATTATCTCCACCTACCAAACTACGCAGTTGTTCGTAACTCATGCTGTTCTCACTTAGAAATCATGCCAAGAACATTAGTCAGAGTAGGCGCAGGTGTAGCAACCATACCTGATTTAGACAATGCCGTAGCTATCTCTGGTCTGCTCATAATATATTGCATATCAGCATTAGATAGTCCGTAAGCAGACTGAACCTTGCCTAGTGGCATATTCTGAAGCATACCAGCTACATCACCATAGTTACCAGACTTTTCAGCAGCTTGCCAAGCAGAAGTTAACGCAGGATTCTGTGGGTTAGAAATCATGTTAACAATGCTTTGTGTAGTTGGTCTGCTTGCAATTGTTTGTGTAGCTAAACGCTTAGATTCTGCAAAGGATGGAAACAACTCACGGAATTGACCAACTGGTGCAGCTTGTTGAGCAGGAGTGCCAGTAATAGTAGTTGTATCAGTAACACCTTGCTTGATAGGCATACCAGCCCAATTAGCTGGCAACGTACCCGCTATTCCTTTACGAGAAGCAATATAGTTAATATCATTTTGGTTAAGGTTATAAGTAGCTTTTAGTTGGTCAGCACTTATGCCTTTTAGTAAATTAGCGACAGTCGTGTAATCACCAGTTTTTTCAGCATTGATATATGCTGTTGACAATGGGTCTGTAACTGTAGGACGAGAGTAGATATAGCTAATGTCTTTGTTTGTCAGACCATACTTAGACAACAATGTAGGCGCAGGGATGTTTTTAATTAAAGCAGCAATCTGACCATAATCACCTGTTTGCTCTGCAAGACCATACGCTTTAGCAATGGGGTCAGTTGAAGCAATAGCGTTATTTATGGTTGTTGTTTGCGCTGGTGTGTAGTCAGGAACATAAGTCCTGTCGTTACCTGCTGGCAATGTAGCAAATGTAGCTTGCACTTGTTGTGGCGTAATTCCATAAGTAGCTGCTGCTTTGACAATATCGCTATAAGCAGCGTTAGGGTCAGTTGCTAGTAAATTAACTAACGCATCAGTAAGTTGTGCTTGTGTATAAGCCATGATTAACCTCTAATCTCTACGTTGGATGTAATGCCAGCACCAATCTTCATTGCTTTCAATTGGGCTTCTGCTTCAAACTCTTGTTGCTTCAATGCAAAGTAAGCCTGTTGTTTCTCACGCTCAAGTTGCAACTTAGCCATCTCTTTCTCACGCATCAATTGCATTTCAAGAGCAGCCTTCTGTTGCGCCATCTCCATATCAATCTGCATCTGCTGTTGCTGCATCTGCAAGTCAGCTTGTGCTTTAGCTTGGTTGGCTTGTATCTCAGCCTGAGTCTTAGCCATCAATGCCTGTATCTCTGGAGGCATTTGTTGTTGCTGTGGAGGAGGATTACTCAACGCTTGGTCTTGCTCTGGCGTAATTGCTTTGTAAAACTCAGCAGAATCTTTAAACCCTGCAATCTCTACCATGCGTCCCAATGTGCCACGATACTGAGCAGGGGAAACGTAAGGATTAGCAGGGCCGTACTGAGCAATCAACTGCTCTTGTTTAGCAAGAACCATAGACAACATAGCCATCTGCTCTTGTCGGTTTCCAGCACCCAAACCTACGTTAATAGAAACATCGTATTGGTTAGCCCATGTTCTAGGGTCAAACTCTACGAACTCACCACGCATACGAACCATACGAGCCTTGTCCTGATACTTACAGAGCAAGTGCAAGATACCTTGGAACAAAGACTTAACGCCTGTCTCAGCAAAGATTCGAGCCATCAGTTCAATCTTACCTGCGCCAGCTTGTTGCATTGAAGCTACCGCAGCAGCAGTCACGTTCTGCAAGATAGCAGGGTCTAAGCCCTGTGAAGCATCAGATACGCCAGTACGCTTAGACTGTACTGTGTCCAAATACTGAAGCATCGGGAAAGCCTGATTAGCCACGTTCTGAACAACTAACTGTTGAACAGCACCTTGTGACTTAGCACGAATAACACCACCTGCGGTAGAAGTCAGCAAGTCATCTAGGTTTACTTGACCTTCAACCGCAACCACACGAGCATTGTTTGTCAGATATAAGTTATCCAACATCTGACGAGTGATAGTGGTCTTGATTAACTGTAGGTCAACTGTTCTGTCAGCTAGTGAGTTACCAAAGAACTTGTGCGGAATTGGGATAGGACAGATTGAGTGGAAAGGAACATAGTCCACTTCCTCAACCATTTCCTTACCCTTCTCGTCCTCAAGAATCTCATTAGAAGCGTAAAACACTTGAACCAATGAAGCAATGCCTTTGCCATCTATATCAGTTTTGACATAGCACTCAAAGACTTCAATCTCTTGCATTGAGGGGTCATCTGTCTGCGTTTGGTAAGGTTGCTCACCTGCTGCATAACGAGCCACACGTTCTGGTGTGTATGCCAAAGCATCACCCATCTGCAAGCCTTCAATCTGCTTCTTATTGAAACCCATAGCAACTAAGGTGCTACGAGTCAACATCTGTCTGTGGGCTACAAATGGGCTATCAGCAATAGTTCTAGCCTTCTTGCTAATCAAGAACTCCTCTGGAGGAACATTCTCAATCGTTACTTTGCCAGACTTTTTCTTCTGTTGGACAACTACGTTATGAGTAGCACCCATTACAGGCATACCCATAGGGTCTATAACTGGCTGACCCATTGGGTCAAATATTGGGAACTCTGTCGTATCTTGCTCGACAATCTCCATAGTCTCATCACTCATCAGCATTGCCAACTCATCGTTAGACAAGTCAAAGTAACGCTCTTTAGTAATGTCTTCTTTATCTTCCCAATAAGCCTTAACGATGCCGTTCTTCTGCATCAAGGCATCTTTGAACCAATCATGCAGAATGGCTACACCAGCGTTATCACGATTGAATACCCAGTTGCAGTAGTCTGTGGCCTGTTTTGCAGAGGCTTCATCTTTCGGGCCTTGTGGCTCAAAGACTACGATATTGTCTGAGCCTGTAAAGATACGGACTAAGCTAGGCAGCGCACCATCTATCGCTTCTGCCACTTCTCCAGTAACGATTTGAGATTTACCCTCAACCTCATTACCATAGGGCTGTCGTAGATAAGCCTCCAGAGCCTGTTTGCGCTGCTCAACAGTTTCGCTTTCAATAAATCCAATTGCATCGTCAATCTCTGCTTGGATTATCGACATTAACTCGTTCTGTGCCATGCTTGTCCTTTGGAGGGCGTCCCATTCTGGGTTTATCCAATTGTAACTCTTTTACCATATTTTCAAGCATTTCGATACGTTTTTCAAGTTCTTTTACTTTAGGTGCTAAATTTACACCTTGCATTTGCACATACATTAGACAATCCATTTCGGAGTTTGGTTAATCGGCTTAGACCATGTTGAATGTCCTTCATCCAATCCAAGGGCTAAGTAACGGAAAGAATCAGAGCCATGACTAGAC